TGTAAAATGAACACATGCCCCACGTGTGGAGCAAGGTGTGAAGGATCTCATTGTTTCAGGCACAAACCTAGAAAAGTTCCAATTAAGGCAAAAATGTCCAGTTTTTCTACTAAAAAACTTGACAAAATTGTTAAATCTGAAGAGGAAATTCGGAAGATTTCCGAGATGAGAGAGTTTTTCTTACAATTATGGAAAAAATTTCCTCATTACTCCCAGATTAGTGGAAAATATTTAGGAAAAGAGCCTTTAACAGTGTTCTTTCATCACATCCTCCCTAAGGAAAAATATCCTCAAGCTTGTTTTGATGAGGAGAATATTATACTTTTGACGCTAGAGGAACATGAGCAAGTAGAGCTTGACATGTATAGATACGAAGAGATTAACCAAAGGCGCACATTTTTAAAGCATAAGTATGAAAGCACCAAACCGTGAACGTAAGCAAGAGATTAAATATGCTATACAGCTTAATGAGGAACAGAAAGCAGCTAAACAGTTAATCCGTGACAATCAGGTAGTTATCATTACAGGCAGAGCAGGGTGTGGAAAGTCGTTAGTGAGCGCTCAGACAGCCCTAGATTTCCTGTTTAAGAAGCAGTGTGATAAGATATTTGTCACCAGAGCCACCATTGAGGTGGGTAATTCACTAGGCTATCTGCCAGGAAGCATTGATGACAAGTTCAATCCCTATCTGGAGGCTTTCATAGAAAACCTAACTAAATGTTATGACGGTCCCAAGATTGAACAGCTTATTACAGACAAGAGAGTGGTTGCCCTCCCTGTTCAGTTCATCCGTGGGAAGACCATTGATGATGTTCTAATTGTTGAAGAAGCTCAGAATCTGACAAAGGCCCACATGTTAGCCCTGCTTACAAGGCTTGGTAAAACTGGGAAGATTATTATTAACGGAGATAATGAGCAGAAAGACATTCGAGATGAGTTTAACGGACTTAGTTATGCTATTGAGCTCTCTAAAAAGATTTCTGAGATTAAGTGGGTGAAGCTTAAAGAGAATCATCGTAGCGATTTAGTAGGTAAAATCTTAGACTATGAATACGGTAAGTAAACTATTGTTGCTGCTAACACTAAGTGGATGTGATGTAGCAGAAGAATCTATACAGGGGGACTTTTTCTCTATGGATGGAGGGTCCTATCCTGTAACAATTGATGTAATCATCACTCCAGACACTGAAGCAGCTGCTCAATATGTAAGAGATAATCTAGATAGCACAGTGACATCTTCTGACTTTGATGGATCAGCAGCAATAACATTTGATTTTGAGGATGAAAAACCTGGAATTATTTGGTTAGAAAGTGCTACCTTTGATCCTGAAGACATATCTATTATTAATCACGAGCTCTTGCATGCCACGCTAAATACCATGCGCTACTCTGGTGTTTCACTTAGTGATTCATCAGAGGAAGCGTATGCTTATCAATTTCAGCATTATTCAAATCAATTCTATAACAAAATCAAACAATGAAAAACCAGTTTTTCTACACTCGTAAGGAGTTAAAATCAGGTACGCCTGATAATCCTGTGTACAACACATTTCGTGACAGCTTTAACATTAACAAAGTGATTCGTAGTGTGGCTATCGAGGATGGTCGTATTATGATTCTTTTGGATGACTTACATGAGCGTGCTCAGGAGGTTCCTGATATTGATCCTCGTACTAACAAGATGAAAGGAATGAAGCGTCAAAAGAACACATTCCAGAGTGAAATCTATTTAGAAGGAGAAGATGTACAAAGATTTTACGATGCAACATCAATCTGAACTACCGTTTATAAGCTGTAAGTGCATCACTTACGGAAGGGTGAACACGCTTGAGGAGAGTCTAGAGTCTTTCCTCAAGCAGGACTACCCTGCAGACAAGTGTGAGTTAATAATAGTGAATGACTACCCCCTCCAGAAGCTAAAGTTTGAACACCCACAGGTGACAATTCACAACATGGATTACACCTTTGGCACTATTGGAGAGAAAGAAAACTACGCCACTAAGCTCTGTAAAGGAGATATTATATGCCAGTGGGACGATGATGATGTAGCGGTTCCTTGGCATTTACAAAATGTAGCCAAGTATTTCACAGATGATGTGAACATTCTACATTGGAATCCTGGAGTGTTCTATAACGGGGACAGTATTACAGACATCACCTGGATAGGTAATTCTGGTATTGTGTTTCGTAAGAAAGCTTGGGAAGCCATAGGTGGTCATCCTATTGAGAATGCTGGATATGACATGACATTCATTGAACGTCTACACATTCATGGTGGAAGACTCTTTGCTGCTCCTCCTAAGGAAGAAGCTAGTTGGTTTTACATGTGGGGAGGCAGAGGATATCACATGTCTGGTCAAGGACACGATAAGCCTGGTAAACCTAATGTTATTCAAAGACATAGTGCTCACGTAGAAAATCTCAGAATGCAGGGTAAAATACCTACAGGAGATGTTCAACTGAAGCCTAAATGGAAACACGACTATGTAAAGATGTTAAAAGACTATGTTAGTAGATTTCATAATCCCAACGTATAACCGTCCTGCTCCTTTAAGATGTATGCTCTCCTCTCTGGTGGCTCAAACCAATCCAGACTGGGGAGCACACGTTGTTATTGACAACCCTGAGGATGTAGAGAATGTTAACCTCGTAGAAAGCTTTAATGATCCTAGAATCCGCTGGTCCAAGATGGATAAGCGCTACAATGACTGGGGTCACACACCGAGAGAATATGGAAAGCAGAAGAGCGAAGCTAAATACATTATCATGACAGGAGATGATAACTACTATACACCAAACTTTATAGCAGAGATGGCTCCTTTGTGCAATACAAAGGTGGGAATGATCTATTGGGATATGGTACATTCACATTACAACTATGCCTATTTTAAATGCATACCTGCTACAGGACAGATAGATATGGGAGCATTTGCCACCCGTAGAGACTTAGCTCAGCAAATTAATCTAGGAAAAGAGTATGATGCTGATGGTAGATTTATTGAAAACTTCAAGAAGAAATTTCCAAGAGAAGGTGTATTAAAGATTAAAAAGGTGCTTTTTGTACATAATTGATGAAAATACTTGTAACAAATAACACGCTAGCTGGTGTAGGAGGAAGTGAAACATATGCCTACACGCTTGTCATGGAACTTAAACGTAAGGGTTTTCATGTAGATGCTGTATCTGCTAGTTCACTTGGACCCATATCTAAGAAGCTTACAGAAAACGGAATATCAGCAACATCTGTTGTTCCCTCAAAAGAATACGACTTAATATTAATGTCTCACACTAGCTCTATTCCTAAGCTAGTTGGTGTAAAAGGATTAAGAATACAGACATGTCATGGTGCCTATCATCAATTAGAACAGCCCACCAGAGAAGCAAATAAACATGTTGCTGTTTCTGAGGAGGTACAGAAGCATCTAAAAGGACTGGGATTTGAATCATCTGTAATATACAATGGTGTAGATCTCAATCGTTTCAAGCCTGTAAATCCTATTGGTTCTAGTGTAAAAACAATACTGTCTCTGTCTCAATCAGGAACACTAAACCAGCGCCTGAAGAGAATATGTGCACAGCTTGGAATAAAGCTCATAGAGCTCAACAAGTTTGCCAATCCTACATTTAATGTAGAAGACTATATCAACCAAGCAGACATGGTGATATCCATAGGAAGAGGAGTGTACGAATCACTTGCCTGTGGAAGAGTGGTGTTGTGTCTGGACCAACGACATTATATAGGAGCTAAGCCTATAGGAGATGGTGTGGTGACAGAGGCTAATGTAAGAGATCTATTGAGATTCAACTGCAGTGGTAGATTCAGTAAAACTGAGTTTGACGATAATAAGATCATCCAAGCCATCCAGTCTTATAAGAAGGAAATGGGTGACTTTGGTAGGGAGTTTGCAAACAGCGAACTAAATATATCCCACCAAGTGGACAAGTATCTTGCTTTAAAATGAGAAAAGCCCCTGAAAAGGGGCTTTCTTATTAAACAAACAACTATGAAACAACAACTATTTGGATAGGCGCTTAGATTTTAAGGGCCACATCTTACTCTTTAAACGAAGCTTTGTATCAGCTTCCTTCATATAATTGTCTTTAGGTCTTGGGTTGGGCACCTTAGGAGCCTTTTTTGGTTTACCTGATTTCATTAGCAACCGTATTTACATTTACCCATCTTCATTCCACCCATAGCTTTCTTAGGTGACTTACCAGCTTTCTTCATAGCGATAGCTGTAGCAGCTTGCTTCTTTAAAGCAGCACCACCTTTAGCTTTCATTTTACCACCATTCTTAATAACACCGCGTCCTTTAAGAATGTCAGCTTTAGTGATTTTACCATCCTTGTTCAGGTCAGGGAAGCTTTTACCATTCTTAGCCTTCACCTTAATTCCTTTACGTCCTACATTCTTTTTAGAAGCAGGCATAGCAGGTTTTTTCTTAAGTTCTTTGATCATCTCAGACTCTCTTTTCTTAGCTCCTGGTTCTTTGTAATCATCACGAAGATCATAATAAGGAGCTTTTTTAGTTGTGTCTATCTTCTTTGGATTAGTTCCAGGATACTTTTTCACTGGTGTGCCACCCATTTGGTATTTCTTAATCTTTGCCATTTTTATTTGAGTTTTTAATTGTTAACAATTTATATACTGTTCAAACTCCTGTATATCTTCAGGAGATTGACTATGTCCTAGTAGATACATTCTAGCAAATTCTAACAGTTCAGGGTCATCTTTAAAGTGTCCAAGTCCTCTGTTACAATGATTACATAACATGCCTCTAACAACATTTGTTTTGTGGCAATGATCTACAACCAAATTTTCTACAGAACCACAGATAACACACTCTTTAACTGTTTCAATTATATCTTTCAGAGCTTCATCAGAAATCATATCTCTATACATCCCTCTTCTAGTTTCACTTCTATAGGAAGCTCTACATTCTTTACACCAACTGTCAAATCCTGATTTAGTCTTGTTGTGCAAAGGGAAATACTCCTTGCTTAAAGGTTTTTCCACTTTACATTTTGTGCAACATTTACTTAACAGTTCCATTTTCTTAATGCTAATGCTTTTCTAGTTGGTTTACCATTAGGTTTTCTCATAGGACCTTTTACTCCTGACATTCTTGCACAAAAGCTTTTTCTTCTTTTAGCAGCCTTAGACCCTTTCTTCAACTTTGAAGGAGGTGTAGTGACTGCCATTTTTAACTTAGATCCAGGATTCTCTCTTCTATAAGAAGCAACTCCTTTTCTATTAAGCCCACCTTTTGGGTCCTTGCCTTCAGAGCGAGTCCAAGCTGGTGTTTTACCACCACTACGCATTTTGGGAGCTCTACGTGCTTCACGTTTAGCTTCTCTATCAGCCAGTCTATCAGCTCTACGGTTTTCTTTTGCAGCAATTCTTTCGTCTCTACGAACTTGTTTTTCAATTCCGCAAGACCTACCAAACTGAGCTTTACTAATCTTACCCATGGCTATTTCTTTTTCTTTGTAAAACGCATGTTACCTATGCTCTTTTTAGCAGATCCTAATTTCTTAGAAACATTAGACTTCTTAGGAGCAATTTTACCACCAGAGCGTTGTTTAGGAGCACGAGATAGACGTGCTTTAGCTGAATCAACTGCATCACTAAAAACTTTACTTGATGAAGGATTGTCCTTGTAAAGTTTTTTAGCAATCTTCAGCTTTTCTTGAGCTTCTACTCGTTGCAAAGAGGGTCTGACTATAGGTTTTTTAACTCTAGTGTTATCAGCTCTATATCCAGTCTGTGCCTTTTTAATCCTACCCATAATTATTTCTTTTTACCTTTATATTTATAATCAGGATTGTCTCTGTGCCATTTCTTGGTAGCAGCTACGCCCTGTTTGATAGTTTTGGCTTTACCTTTTCTAGTGAGGTTGATGGTGTCCCATTTACCCTTGTCTTTGGTGGGATGGTTTACAATTATGTCTCCTTTTGTACTCTTAGTAGTATTTTTGGCAGCTTTATAAACCACATGCTTCTCACCACCAGCAGTCACCTTCACTTTGCCACCACTCTTAAGTGTAGACCCTTTAAGAGAAACACCTTTGAGAGTGCCCTTTCTCTTAATCAATGGTCCGTTAGGAACAGGTGTAATAGATCCCTTGACAGCTGTAATAGTATCTCCACCCCTTAAAACACGTTTACCCACATAAGCCTCTGCTTTCTGTGGGTTACGTACTCCGTTCCCTCTTGTTACATTCTGAGGGAGGCTGTTTCTCAGTCGTGGAGCTGATTGAAGAATTTTCTTCAGCCTAGCCATTACTTCTTGCGCATCTTTTTTAAAGTCTGAGCAAGACGTGCGCGCTGGCCCATTTTACCAGGCTTCTTTGCAGCAGCAGCTAACTTACCAGCAGGAATCTTTTCACCTTTCTTTACACCTAAAGACTGACGAAGAGCTCCAGGCTTCTTGATAGCCTTCTGAATCCATTTGCCACCTTTAGCTTTAGCCACCTTAGCGCCCTTCTTAGCAGTCATGCTAGTAGCACCAAGTTCTTTATCTTTTGTAAGACTCACTTTAGTCTTTACATTACGAGGAGGAAGATTCATTTCCTGAACCTTTGTCCAAGCACCGTTAGGGTCAACAGGTCCTACACGCTTGTTAGAAGCTTTCAAACCAGCTTGAGCTTTTTTAAGTTTTGCCATCTTATTTACCTTTAGCTTTTATTTTACGTTCTTGTTTCAGCATTGCTGCTGTAGGCTTTTTACCAGGCTTACCTGCTGCCTTATTACGTTTAGCTGCACTCCTGATATTGTCCCAAAGTCCCCTTTGAGACACACTTCCGTCAGCACGCTTCAGCATCTGCTTTCCGCCTTTAGCTGTAGTTAATTTGCCACCTGATTTCATTTTCTTACCAGAATTAGATTTTTTAGATACATTATCACCACCTCTAAGTTTACTGTTTACCATATTAAGTTGTTCCTGAGCTTTCTTTTGAACATCTCTCATTAATTCACGATCTTTCATCAACTTATTGTAGTCGTTTAATGTACTCATGGCAGAATTAACTTGCCACTCTCTTTCTCTTGCTGCTTCGGATTTACTAATCTTTGCCATATTAATAATTTTTATAGACCAGCAGCCTTAGGAGCCTCTGGAGCTTCTTTAACAATATCAGCTTCTACAGCTTTAGCAAGCGCTGCTTCAATAACTTGGTTAGCTTCATTAGCTAGAAGAATGCGTCCTGCTTCTTCTGTACTCAAAATAGAACGGAATGCGTTCAGAATGAGACCAAATTCTGCTCCTGTAAATTCAAATTTGTCTGTAGGAGTCCATGTGTAGCGTTTGCTAGGATCGTAAGTTGCCATAATATATAAATTTTTGGTTTAGATACAAATATATATCCAGGTTTTCAATTATCCAAATCTATTTCAAGTCTCAGTTGTCTATTTCTTCTTTTTGCTTCCACAACCTTTCTAACATGCTCTGAAGACTTTTTCTTACCAAGAGCCGAGTTTCTCATTTTTTCTTTAGTTTCTTCAGAGTGAACTCTTCCAGATTGAGATTTTCCCATTTTAAGTCTTGTTTCTTCAGACGCAGAAGATCCTAATCTCAAAGTGTTTCCCATCATGTATTCACTTCTCTTCTTTTTAAATTCTTCGGAACACTTCCTGCCTATGTTTGCTTTTCTTAGCTTTTCAATACTCTCTGCAGAATGTTTTCCACGACTACCTGCCTCTCTAATATTTAGCAACACTGTACCACAAGCTCTAAACTGGTCTATGTAAAGTTGTTCATATCTATCAAGAATATTCTGATCAACATCATTTGGTAACTCATGAAGTATCATAAACTCATGATTATCAACACCATACTTTAAAAGAGATCTATGAAGCATTGGCTGTTTTTTAGAAGCCATGTTTTTATAATTAGACATTCTCTTTTTAAAGTTCCATGTCTGTCCTATATAGACTTTTCCAGAAGGAGATTGTATTTTATATATAACAACCATTATATGTCAATT